TTTGATTCAAACACACTTTCAATAGATGCTTCAAATAATCGAGTCGGGATTGGTACTGCGAGTCCTTCAGTACCTTTGGATGTCGTTGGTACTCTTAAAGTAGGGGCGGCAAGTGGTGGTCGTTACTTTAATCTCATCAACGATAGTGCAAACTCTTACTTAGATGTTTCGCATGGCTTAGTCGTTAGGACAAATGGTGCGTCGTCACTTGTTTCATCGATGTTTATTAGTACAGCAGGAAACGTCGGAATTGGGACTGCGGCTCCTTTAGCTAAATTTGAAATTCAGAAGGCTGGTGTGGATACAAATGCAGAGACAGATGCATTTTTAAATTTACATGATTCATCGGTTTATAATTGGGGTTTGCGTTTAGATACTGGTTCTACTTTGCATTTTGATACAGAATATAGTTCAACAGATGTAACGCGTGTCACATTTCAAAGAGACGGCAATGTCGGCATTGGGACTGCGGCTCCGGGAGAAAAATTGGAAGTCGCTGGAACAATATGGATAAATCCATCAGGACAGGCAGATTTATATGTTGATGGACATACTTCATCTGATGCAACGGTTAGGTTGATGGAAGGTGGATCTTCAGAATTTACTATAATGCACGATTCTAATGTAAGCAGATTTCAAATTAGGGATGGTAATCCAAGTGGTACTGAAGTTTTTTCCATTGAAGATGGTGCAAGTGCTAATTCTTTATATATCAACTCATCAGGAAATGTCGGAATTGGGACATTGGCACCCGGTCAACTCCTTGATGTTAATTCAGGTGGTGGTAATATGATTGCAGACGGATACGATACTCACTCACTTGCCGTCTATAAAGAAAACATTGAAGATGCCTCTGGTTATCTTGACAAGGTATTAGCCTGTCCTGCTCAAAAGTGGAATCGCAAACCATTCGTTTCCGCAGATGAAATCAAAGAAGCTGTATTGGAAGAATTTGGCGAAGATGTATTGATTGAAGAAGCGGTTGAAGCTCAAGATGCTGTATATGAAACAGTAGTGGTTCAGGAAGCTGTTGAAGAAGTCTTATGGTCTGAAGATGATGATTTACCTGAAGATGTCGAAATTGGTGATGTGAAAACAGAAGCACAGGAAGAAGAAACTGAAGAACAGTTGGTATCTGAAGCGATTGAATCAAAAGATGCGGTTTATGAAAGACAGTATTCAGTCTGGGACGAGCTTTTTCCTGAAGATAATTCCCACAGACAAAAGGCGTTATACAATATGCCTGATGGTGATTTGAAAACTTGGATTGATGATTGGTGTGAAGCCAAGCGTGTAGAGATGCGACCTGAAGACAAGTGGCAGAAGAAACGATTAGGATTAGTTGCCGATGCTGAACTGACGGCTGAACATCTACCTGAAGTTGTTTCTATTAACGATGATGGCGAACCGACTGGTATTGATACGATGACCTACATCGGTATTCTGCATAACGCAATCCAAGAACTTTCCGCTAAAGTGGAAGCATTAGAAAACGCATAATGAATAACCTACAATCCTACAATACTACACAGAGTAAAATACTACTCGCATGAGTAAAATACTACGCAGATGCTAAAAGCAATAGGATACTTCGCCATAGGTCTATTCGCAGGGCTAACAGTCGCTGAATTGATGAAGGATGCAAAGCCTATAGAAAAGATAACTATCTATGATGGGTATATAGTGCGGTACGATTATCCTCACTATTACAGATATAGAAATGATAGCAGAATGATATATGGTTACAGACCTTTAGAAGTTCGTCAATATACGCCAGTTAAAGGTAGTGGTGGCGGTGAAGAGGTTAGTGGTACTACCCAGACGGGAACTGTGAGAAAAGATATATCTGATAGAAAGAAAACTTGGGGGAATAAGTATTGATGTTAGAATTTGCAATCATCCTTTTTTGGACTGGCCTTTTGATAGGGCCGATTGCATTAATCGCTAATTATTATGATAACCGTAAACAACAGGAGTTAAAATGGCTAAAAAAGAAAAAGAACAAGTCATCACAGTTGATGAAAAAGAATATAAAGTGGCAGACTTAACAGAAGAACAAATTGCTATGGTAAACCATATCGGTGATTTGACCCGGAAAATTGAAACAAGTACGTTCAATCTTCAGCAGTTGAACTTTGGCAAAAGCGCATTCGTTGATGCTTTAAAAGTCAGCTTGGGAGAATAACATACTACGCAAATGAGAACTAAATGAATTATGAAATGCTAACTGAACTGAGTGCAACGGCATTAGTCTTTGTACTGCTCTATATGTTGTTCAAATATCTCACGAAAGATTTAAGTGGAGAACTGAAGACTCAGTATGACATTATTGTCAAATTGATAGACAAGGTGAATGAATTAAAAAGCACAATAGACTCGAAATGGAAGACATGAACAGAGCGCAAGTAGACGATTGGAGAAATGGCGTGGAATCACGATTGGAAGAACTGACGGTTATGAATGCTAAACAAAATTCAGATATTCACTATATCAAAGACTCAGTTGATGAGATAAAGAATTTAGTGAAAGAACAAAATGGGCGAGTTAGAGTAAATGAATCAGCTATTGCAAGGATACAGGGAGTGGGTGGAATGATTGCCATTGTGTTCTCTGGATTTATTGGATGGCTATTTAAGTTGAGAGGTTGACATGAACGATTGGTTTAACTGGACAAATTTCTTTTACCTGGCGGGATTAATCTTGGCCGGGGGTGCGACGTTTGTGGGTATGAAATACAAGAAATTAGTCAATGAAATGAAAGAGGTTTTCAAGGTACTTCAAGAAGCGTATGAAGATGGAAAATTGGATAAAGACGAGCAGAAGAAGATCATGAAAGAAATCCTCGATGTGTTCGCTGCTCTATTAAAGATTGCATGGAAATAAATGCCGAAGTTCGGACAAAGATCAATGCGTCGGTTAAAGGGCGTGGATGCAAGGTTAGTCTCGGTTCTCAAGGGAGTGGTGAAGGATTACGATATAACCATTTTAGAGGGGATGCGGACCAAAGACCGCCAGAAGGAACTCATGGCCAAAGGAGCATCCAAAACCATGAAGTCGAAGCATATAGAGGGCAAGGCAGTTGATTGCGCCCCCTATCCACTACCAAATTGGGAAGATGTGAATGAATTTATCTTTATGGCAGGGCGAATTTGTCAGGAAGCTGACCGGTTGGGTGTGCCGATACGATGGGGTGGTGATTGGGATCGGGATGATCGAACCTCGGATAATAAATTTAATGATTACGTCCATTTTGAGGTATATGATAAATGAATCTCGGTGAATCAATACAAAAGATTAAAGACAAGGCTGAATATATTGATCTCGTGGTTTTGTACGAGAATCCCGAAACCTATTATAATGAGATTGTTGAAATCATCCACATCATCAAGAACATGGATGAACCAACACGAATTAATTTTCAAGATTTAAAAAATAAGGCACATCAAGCATGAGTAGCTACGACACCTATTATAACAATTTAACAACCGATTTGGATAACATTGTTGATCTGCAAGGATACGACAGCAAGAAACTTATTACTAACTGGCAAACGCATTCGTCCAATCTATATCGAGCCGAAAGCGGCTATGTCTCAATGCTTTTTAAAGAAGGCAAAGAACTGGGTGCGGCTCAATCTGGGACGGGAGACTTAAATGTCAATGATGAATGGACATTTGTGTCGGCAGATAATTTAGTTTACTATTACAATGATACCACTTCACCTAACGATATGATGATGGAAGCGGGTGAAGATTTTGTGGATCTAAAAACAAGAGTCGCCCAGGAACAGGCTGAACGAATTAGAAGTTACGTTGGAAGGCCGATTCTACCACGTAAAGGCGTGGGGACTGACTCCGCATCTTCAAGAAACTGGGATTGGTTAATTATAAATGCTAACGCCACGCTGACTTGTGCGGCATTGGTTAAGGTTAAGGATGCAGAGTTCGGAGCAGAACTTGAGAAAAGAATTATAGATCCAGAAACAGGATTGGGAACTCTTGACCTATTGAAAGCCGGTCAATATCACCTATGGAATGAGTCAGAATTTCAAAGGATACAAGTGCGGGATGTTTCTTTGAATGGTTCAACAACCTCGGCAATAGTGGATGTAAAGGGAAGCCCAACGGTTGAATGGGATATACTTAAAGTCCAGATACAAACAGGCGGGACACTTTCAAGCGGTTCGGCTTCATCTGTTACTTTTTCAACGTGGGGAAAAAACGATACAGGAATTAAAATAGCACAGATAGCTAACGCAGACACGGTCACAGGCGGATGGAATTATATTGGACACGGGTGTTACGTGAGATGGTCCGCCGGAGTGCTGACGGCTTCAGATGAGTGGGAAATTGAGGTAAATGGCATGGCAGCAGAGAATGCCGTTATTAAAACGTCCAAATTGGTACGATAAATGGCTTATTCTACGAAAATCAAGAACACCTTCGACCAGATAAAAAGTGTCCTTACAGACCTACCTGGTGGCGTATTCATGTCACAAGACGATTTTACAGGAAATGAAGGAATCGTGGTTGAATTAGAATCATCATCATTGATTTCGTCTATGTCTGGTGCAAATACAAGGTCGTATGCGTTTGGGCTGACTCAATATTTCAAAGCCAACGGGACGAAAGAGCAAATAACAGAAGCATTGTCAAGGCGGATGGACAAGTTAGAATACACTTTGACTCAAGCACAAAGCCGTACCGTAAGCGGCACATACTATTGGCACGATGGCCAAGTTGCAGACTCATCTATTGAAGAAACCGATGATGGGGAACTTGTTGGCAATTTAACATACGAACTATCTATAACGGAGATCGCATGAAATTAAAAAAAGGCGAATTTTTAGGATTTGAAAATAACTGTCACGGATTAAAACGGTGGCAAATTGAACAACTGAATGAAGGAATGGATGTCAAACTGGAAACCGTTCCCGAAAGCATAAAAGATAAATTCCAGAATAAATCAAACAAAGGGAGTAAGAAGTAATGGCAGCAAGCACAAATATATACTCGGCGAAAGACTACCGGGTTGCCATCGCCGAAGAAGTAGCTATGGGGACGCCGATAACATCGCAAGGTTCTTTCAAGGAACTTCAGATAACTGAAGCACCGCAGCTTGATTGGGGCGGCGTAATAAGGGAAAGCGTAAAGCGTTCCAACAGTAAAAGAGTTAAGGACTATCGTGATGTGTATGTTGCGACTGCCGGGGGTAGCTATACAGTTACCGTGACCGGGGTATTAACAGATATAACGGTGGATCTATTAGCGTATGGCGTAATGCAAGACCTCGTAAGTGAAGGCGCGAGTGGAACTTATGCAAAGGTATTTGAATGGGACGGAGATACAACGCAACCAGATTTCGGTGGTGATGCAGGTAAATATTTCACATTATTGTTGGCAAGTCCGGCAACTGGTGAGAGCATTGCATTAACCAGTTGCGTGATTCAAAGTCTCTCAATTAATGGTGATCCGAGCGCAAACGGCGGACGGCTTGGCTTTTCAGCTACGTTCTATTCGGGATACGCTCCAACCTACAATTCAACTGCAACCACTTCATCATGGGTTTCTTCTGGAACAGATTATTATGTTTTCCAGAATGCAACGTCAAAGACTGTAAACAGTCAAGATGTAGTTGTGGGTAGTTTTTCATTAAACTGGGAAAACGGTGTGGCAAGAGTTGGATACGACTCAAGTGGTAATCCAGAAACATACGCAATGGGATTAGGTGACGGATATGCTTTCACCGGTGAGATTTCAGCTAAATACGATGCCTACACAAAGGATTTAGTTGATGTCTGGCTAACGAACCCAACTGCCGGTTCTGCGGAACATAATGTCGTATTAGCCTGGGGAACTGCAACAAGCGATGGATACTTGAAATTTGATTGCAATGCAATCTATACAGGGAACGCTTTAGACTTCGGAAACGAAGCCGGTGTTTTTGTATCCCTACCGTTTGAAGGTGTAGATGATGGCTCAAACGAAGCGATTGAAGTAACGATTGAAAATACAACGGATAGAAGTTGGTAATAAAAACCAAAGATGCTGAATACGATTGCCGGGATATTACTTGGAAACAGTCCCGGCGGTTGCACCATTTACATACGCAAGCCTATTTAGGTTCGATGATTAGTGGTGGAACGATTGACGAGGTTTCTATTGACTTCGACAAGTTCTATGAAGCGATGGAGTTTGCATTAGAAGTTGCCTTTGATAATCCAGAAAATGAATTGGAAGGCAAGAATCATGCAGAGATTGATGAGGTCGGACAAGCTGTGATGACTCAATATCTCAATCCTGTAAAAAAAAATGGAAACTCGGTCTAAATGTCTGGATCAGTTACAACGGTCTAAAGGAAAGTCCGTTTGAATTTCCATACGAAGCTGACAACCCGGTATCTGGTAAACGTCAGAAATTCGATGGAAGAAAAGATGTGGAAGGTGTTATTGAAGAAATTCTCATTGAAGGATCAAAGGTAAGCGATGGCCAGAACCTATATTTTCTTACTCCCTTATTTTGTGACCAACGCTTATTCCTGGACTCGGAAAGCCAGAATATGATTCGAGAGTACAATTACTGTAAGACATTCAATACACCTCCGGCATCCACTTTAGATGAAACGCCAACAAGAATATTGGAAGCGTTTGAAATCATTGAATCAGAAATAAACAACTGTATGAAAGTAAAGAATGGCAACTAAAGACGTAAAAATTAGAATCTCCGAAAAGGGTGCAGCCAAAACATCCAGAGGATTAAAAAAAGTTGATAAAAGCCTTGTGTCTATGGGTAAGGCTGCCGGCGTTGCTGCCGTTGCTTTTTTTGGAGTGGGGAAATTAATTCAAGGGTTTAAATCCGCAATAGATGCAGCCGGAAAACAAGAACTCGCTGAAAAGAAACTCGCAACCGCGTTAGGTAAAACTTCTGATGCTTTATTAAATCAGGCTAAAGCATTGCAGCAAGTCACTATGTTTGGTGACGAAGATATTATAATGATGCAATCTATGTTAGCTGCTTTCACCAACAACGAAGGAGAGATTGAAAAGCTGACTGTTGCCACACTCGATCTTGCTTCTGGTATGGGGATTGACTTAAAAAGTGCCGGTGACTTACTTGCCAAAACAATCGGATCATCAACAAATGCTTTGAGTAGATATGGTATTGAAGTGAATGGAGCCGTTGGTTCAACTGAAAGACTTGAATCATTAACAGGGAATATAGCGAATCTATTTGGTGGTCAAGCATCCGCACAAGCTAAAACAATGACCGGTTCTATCGAACAAATGAAGAACGCCATCGGTGATGCTGCTGAAGCGTTTGGAGATGTATTAGCCCCAGTTGTTATAGGTGTCTCAAAAACAATTAAATTCTTGGCAGAAGGGATTGGGGGCTTGATTGGTAGTTTGACCGGCTTTTTCGATGAAGCGGAACAGGCAGCAAAGAAAGCTGTTCTTATAAAGCAATTCAAAGATGATAAAGTAGCGGTTGAAGAATTTAAGAAATCAATGGACGGGCTTACAAAAGAAAGTCTTGTTGAACTTGCCGGCTCATTAATTTCTAACACATCGAGCCTTCGGATGTGGAATGATGAAATGGAAACATCTTATCAGAAGGGGCTTTTGATAACGTCAGAACTTGAAGAAAGGAAAAGATTGTTAGATGAAATTGGTGAATCAACTTCTAATTTAGCGTTTCGTGAACACGAATATTCAAGCGCAGTTAGGGAAACTGTCCCAAGTCTTTCTGAATATGTTGAGACACAAAGAGAACAACTTGCTGCGCAAGAGCAACAAAAATTTTACAACGAAATGTTGATTGAAAGGTATCCAGAACTTGCCGAGGGATTGGGATTGGTTGAAAGCCAAACTGAGAGAAGTGCGAGGGCTTTTGAACAGGGAAGGAAAGCCGTTGGATTATTGTCTAAGTCCTTTTACGATTTAGAACAGGCGGGAATAGAGACAGGGAAAGCAACAAAAAGAGCCGCACAGCTTCAGGCAATCGTAGATACCTATGCCGCCGCAAATGCCGCTTACAAAGCGATGGCCGGCATCCCGGTAGTTGGCCCCGGTCTTGGGATTGCCGCCGCTGCCGCCGCAATAACTTCTGGACTCGCCAATGTAGCATCCATCGAGAAAGCAGCCACCGGGGCTGATTTTATGACGAATGGGCCACAATTATTGATGGTCGGTGATAACCCCGGCGGAAAAGAACACGTACAAGTCACTCCTCTTGGATCTCCTAACGTGAACGGGCCACAGGGCGGAATCAATATCAATTTTAGCGGACCGATTACAAACGATGATTATGTGAGGGATTTTATTATTCCAGAAATAACAAAAGCGACAAGGCTGAATCTTGCATGAGCCTAACACTACCGACTAATTATTCTAATGCGTTGGCAAACCAATTCCGTGAAAACTTGCTCGTCCGTTTATATTACGATGATTCCAATTACACAGCAATCGCATTATACGATCACACCGTTTCCTCGGTTGCTCATACCGGGTGCATTCTAAATAATCCATCATTCCGGGAGAATATTAAATTAGAAAAAGGGACGGCATCAAGTTCCAATATATCTCTAGACTGTGCTGATGCAACTTTTGGATCAGACAAACTTTCCGCGTTATTAATTAACGGTTCGAATACATACCTTACACGTAAGGTTGAAATCTATTCTATACTAAATGACTCAAGTAATATTGCTGATGCTGTTAAGATATACACCGGAAGACTGCAATCTGTCACAATGGACGATGCCAGAGTTAAATTAAATATAGTTGCACGACTCCCCTGGGATATGGTTGAACTCCCAAACACTAAATCCGACACAAATATATATGCCCCTATTGTTTATGGTGATTATACTGGTCACGGTCAAACTGATTTTATGACCGGCAAATCCTTATATCCTGCGCCAAAAACAAGTTCTTCCAATGGCAATGTATATTATCTTGCCGGGAAAAGCGAAACTACAGGCGTTGTAAATTTTTATGACAACAGAGCAGATATGTTTGTCTATCTGGAAAAAGATCAAACCGCAACGGCAACACGAGATAGCAAAGATGCTTTCGTGGTTAAAAACATATTCAATCGTACTTATAAATTCAGACCATTAGCAACTGCATCTGGAACTGGATTTACAAATCCGGGGAATGCCATTAACACAAGTGATGCTGACTATGCCAACCAAAACCATACGTCCTCTACAAATACATCATTAAGTTTAGAACTGCCAAGTATATCTGGCAAACTTGTGTCCGCATACTTATATATTAAAGCAGATATAATTTTAAATTCATTCACAGATACAACCGAGATTAAACTTACTGAAAGTTCTTTCGGTTCTGATACCACATTGATATCAAGAAGCAATGTTGATGACACAGGAACAACAAGTTTAACAACCGGGACTTCAACAAATATTCTATCTGCAATTCAAAGCAATGGCAATCAACTCCCAGACAGTTTAATCCTTAAATTTACAAGTGCAACTTTAAATGCGGTTAATTCTGATTGCAAGATATATGACGCTTTCCTTGTTATAACCACATCAATAGATTCTACAAATGAGCCGGAAGCAGCTGCAAAAGCAGAGTCAGATGTTAAGTTTGTTTATTCTGGGAATGATGGGCTTCCATCAAACAGTTCGTGGAGTGGCGATTCAAATGCGCTAACAAAAGTACACGAGTTCCACCGGGATTGTTTACATCGTTATTTAGGGATAACGGATACCCCAACTAATTGGTCAGCATTAGATACAGCGAAGTCAAGTTGGACAGGGCGTTATTGGGAAACGGAACCGACAGCAGCAAAAAAGATTTTAGAACAGTTACAATATGAGGGCGGATTTATCTTCTTATTTAGCCAGGAGACTCCAAAATATGTATTCATCCCTGACTCTATATCGGCAGACCATACTTTAACCAAAAGCGATATTACTAATTTAAAGATAGGACACACAGGGGTGGGTGACTTGGTGACAAAAATGGAGATCGGATACGATAGGCATCCGGCAGAAGATAAATATGAATCCTCATATACTTACACTTCGGGAGAGAGGTCAGACTATGATTTTGCGGCAAACGAGAATGTGGCTCAAATCGATTTGGATGCGTTGGTTGGTGCGGTTTCTGGGGGTTCTAATCGCAACGATTCCTTTGAAAAGTATTATGATTCAATAACGGGGAACTTAAAAACAATCGTGAGTTGTGACGTAGTTGATCCGACAATCGGCGGATTGATTGAAGTGGGTGATTTTGTTCAGTTCACCAATGGTAGTATGGACACAAAGCCTTTTGGCGATGCGTGGACAAGTAAAGATTTTATAATAACCTCTGTAACCCGCAAAGTCGGAGTTCAAGTGAAAATTAAATGTCGGGAGTGTTAAATGGCATATTTTGAAAGAGATACCGCAGACGGTGGATCGGCTTATTCTGGCACATTAGTCGATGGGACAAGTTCGGGAACATATATGGTGTTTGATGTTTCGCCAGATTTAGGTGTAGCGACAGGAAAAGATTTCTCAATTATTCAGTCTGAATCGTTTGGCGGGGATGAATTTACAGTTCAAAGACACACAGGAAAACGGACTTGGCGACTCAGTTTCAGCTTTGTTAGTTCTGCTTTTAAAACGAAACTTGAGAATTTCAGAAACACCGTTGGTGGTCCATATAGAAAATTTACTTACAATGATGGATCTACATCCTATTCTAATGTACGAATGAGTGCTGATTCATTGCAATTTACAGAAGTGGCCCCAAGTGTTTATTCAACATCCATGCAAATTCGACAGGCAACAACAAGCTGATGGCATCTAATACATCAATCACCAATACAGCTATTTCCACCGGATATGTTCAGTTATTGCACGTTGGGGATGATAGTGGGATACACGCCACAACCAATCGAACAGTTTACGATGGTGATGGGACTGCGACTGCGTTATCAATATCAACCGCTAATGTAGGTGCTGCATCTGGGAAAACATTACTCCAGGGCGGAGTAGAAATAACTTCATCTGCTTCTGATCTTAACCAAGTTTCTGGCATAACAGTTGTTAGCACAAGCGGGAGCCAATCCCTAACCAACAAAACGATTGATGGTGATTTGAATACAATCTCGAATCTTGCTCAAGGATCTGTTGTGGGGACTTCGGATACACAAACTCTAACCAATAAAACGATTGATGGTGATAGTAATACAATTTCAAACTTAGATCACGGCTCTGAAGTTAATAATCCTACATCGGGAGTTCATGGTGTGACAGGATCTGTTGTGGGGACTTCGGATACACAAACATTAACAAATAAAACATTAACAAGTCCGACGGTTTCCGGAATTACATTATCTGATTCATCTATTATTTTTGAGGGGGCGACTGCGGATGATTATGAAACCACGCTAATCGTAGTTGATCCAACGACAGATCGTATATTAACACTTCCCAACGCAACGGATACATTAATTGGCAGGGATACAACCGACACTTTAACGAATAAGACGATTGATTATGGTCAGCTGACGAATGTATCAATTACCGGTTCCGACATTGCAGATGCAACAATTACATCTACAAACATAACAGACGCAACTATAACAGGGGCAAAGATTGCCGCTGCAACCATTGCGGGGTCAAATATCGCTGCTGCGACTATCGCCGGTTCAAATATAGCCGCTGCAACCATTGCCGCTTCAAACATAACAGACGCTACAATCACCGGGTCAAAAATTGCATCTGCCACTATAACATCTACGCATATAACAGATGCTACTATAGCAGGAGCAGACATTGCATCTGCTACAATTACAGCTACGAATATTACAGACGCTACAATTACCGGCTCGAAGATAGCATCTGCCACTATAGCGGGTTCTAATATAAGTTCTGCCACCATAACTTCAGATAATATAGTTGATGCAACAATAACAGGGACAGACATTGCTGCGGCAACGATTGCGGGTTCAAACATCGCTTCAGCTACTATTACATCCACAAACATAACAGATGCTACTATTACTGGAACAGATATTGCTTCTGCAACTATTGCCGGTGGCAATATCGCATCTGCAACGATTACATCTACAAATATTACAGATGCCACTATAACGGGGACAGATATTGCGTCTGGGACAATCGTCGCGGGGAATATTACAGATGCAACGATTACTGGGGCAAAGATTGCTTCAGCTACAATAGCTGCTGTAAATATTGCTGCTGCAACTATTACTGCAACACAGATAGCATCGGGTACAATCGTCGCAGGGAATATTGCGGATGCGGCCATCACGGCCGGGAAGATTAGTTCTGGTGCAATTACAACGGGTAAAATAGGGGATGCCGCCATAACTGCCGGTAAAATAGAGGATGGTGCAGTCACAGCCGGGAAAATTGGGGATCTTGAGATTACTGCGGGGAAAATCGCTAATTTAACGATTACTTCAGCTAACATAGACAATCTAACAATCAATAATGATAAGATTGCCACCAACACTATAGATGGTGCGGATAAGATTGCTTTGAACTCAATCACAGCGGCAGTAGTAGCGGCTGAAACGATAACGGCAGCTGAGATAGCGACAGGAACAATAACGGCATCTGAGATAGCAGCCGGAACGATAACGGCTTCTGAAATTGCAGCAAGTACAATAACTGCATCACAAATTGATACAAGCACCTTGAGTGCAAGCCATATAACGCTTGGCGGTGATGACTTAGAAGATATGTTGTTTACGGGATTCTTTGGGGATGGTTCTGATGGGAGTGCGACAATATCATCAAACACATCCTTGTCTTCTGATGCTTATTATTCCGACCTTACCATTGCCAGTTCTATTACACTTGATTCTAATGGATACCGAGTCTTTGTCAAAGGGACATTAACGATGGGGACTTCATCAAAGATTAGTAATGATGGAAGTGATGGGAATAATGGGAATAGCGAAGCAGGGGGCAGCGGTGGAGCAGGCGGTGGAGAAGGGACACTCAGAGGTGGGGGAGCAGGGGGAGATGGTGGCGATCCCGAAACAGCAGGTGATCCGGGGCCAAGTGCCGACCCTTGTATTAATTCTAACAATGGTGTAGCGGGTGGTGCAGGAGAATATGGGCTTGCAGCAGGCGGGAGTGGTGGTTCAGCGGGATCAGCTTCAGTTAAGGCAACAAATTTTACTCATGTTGATCCGACTGTATTGATTACTATGAGAGATATTTACGGATTGGCAGATCAGCCTAAAACAATTAGACCTACCGCAGGTGGCGGTGGTGGTGGCGGTGGTGGAACTAAAGGGGGCGGATACCCCGGTGGTGGTGGTGGTGCAGGTGGTGGCGGTGGAATTACAATGGTATGTGCCAAGACTGTTACACTTGGTTCTGGCTGTAAATTCCAATCCACAGGGGGTGATGGCGGGAATGGATTTGATTCAATAGATGGCGATGGTGGTGGTGGTGCAGGTGGTAATGGTGGGGCTGTTGTTCTATTATCCACATCAAGCATTGCAAGTTCTTATGTAGATGTGTCTAATGGATCAGGGGGGACATCCTCTGGTGGTAGCCCCGGAAGTAACGGTTCGTCGGGAACCTATGTCATTCGCCAAGTATGATATTTTACCCTGATACTATTGCCTTAACTACCCCAGATCAGGGGGTCATTTCAGCATCGCTTGAAATTGAATTTGATGAAGCGTCAGATATTTTTTCTTTAGAATCTCGAAAATTCTCTGGAATGTATGACACAACACTCACAGATGGCTTTGCTTCAGAACATCCCGCAAGGATTGTTGATGGTCAAATTGGAAGCGACACCGAACTTGTCAATGGGAAAGCATTGTATACATCCGGGAGCGAGTTGTTTTATACGTCTTCTGCTGAAATTTTCAGAACTGCCGATACAAGCGATGTTGGCTTTATGTTTAATTTAGACGAAGAAAAAACCACCGATTTTATTGCGCTATATATTAATTCAATCACAGGCACGGCAGATGTTACGTTATATGGTGCAAACTCGAATTTCATTTTAAAAGATTCTGATTCAAAGTTTTTCTATACTTCCGGTGGGAATTTATTCCTAACAGGGGACGACCCCGATGCTTTCTTTTCAGAAATTTCATCTTTTCAAATATCAGCGGCGGGATGGAGTGTCTTGGATTATGGGAGTGAAACTTTATACACCTCTGCAAGTAAGCAATTTATCCCTTCTGGCGCATCCAGGATGATTGTTCTGGGGGTTGGCGGGTTCACAAGCGGCGTATCTTATAAACACTATTTAGTGCAATTCTCTGGCAGTTTCACAATAGGACTTGGTGAAATCTTATTGGGGCAAAAGACTGAACCATCCTTCAATCCGGCAATGGGACGAGAATATGGCAAAGAAGATAATGTACATTTGAAAGAATCATACGACGGAACAGAGTTTATGTTTAAATCTGGTGATTCTGCAATTACCCGCAAATTTAATTGGGATGCAGTCGGAGCCGCAGACAAAACAGCTTTTGAACGGTTGCGAGATAAATCACATCACAAAAAATTCGTGTATTATGATGATGATTATTATTTTGTCAATCTAAAAGATATGCAAATCAATGAAGTGGCTAATGGATTAAACAGCGTTGACATGACCTTCGCGGAATAGACCACCGACCTTTTGTACGAATTTTGTACGATATTTGTAATATAATAATGTAAATAATATATAATATTGGTTAATATTGTTCGATAAATAGAAAGCCCGTCAAGGTCATTTTACTGACGATAAACGGGCTTTATTGAGGAGCGGGACCGAAGGGACTCGAACCCTCGACCTCCGGCTTGACAGGCCGAATATATTGCGTAATATCAGCGTTTATAAAATTATGTACGAAATTTGTCATAGTTTTTCGATGTTATTTTTGACCATTTCCAGTTGTTTGGTTGTATAATGAGCCGTCATTTTCTCCGATGTATGGCCTACAGCAACCTTAATATCTTGAGTTCCCAGACCATTATCATGAAGATGTGAGATGAATGAAGCCCGCAAATTCTTTATTGATCCATGAATATCATATCTTTTTAATTCTCTTTTTAGCAGTTTAGATGACCAACTTCTGCTGTTTTTGTTATTCATGAAATTAATTATATTGAAGTCAAGTTTGGAATGCAGCGGGATCTGAACCGGGACATCCGATTTATCTCTTTCTAATTGAATTACGCCATTTTTTACATCGTTTTTTGAAAGCGTTCCCGCATCGCCAGAGTCTAATCCGGTGTAATAACATAGCATCCAAAATTGGCGGTGCTTTAATTCTATTTTTTCATTGGAAAATATCTTAAATAATATGTCTTTTGGAATCGCCCTAAAACGGCGTTTTTCCTTCGCTATCGGTAGTTGTGCCGACTCCACAGGATTACGGTCAATATACCCATTAGAAACGGCAAATTTAAGCATCTGGCGGATAGGCTTTGCGTAGTTTAGCACCGTATTCGGCGCATGGTCTTTTTTAAGTGTTGAAATCCATAGATTAATATCTCTGGCCTGGATGGAAGCCGCCGGTCTTTCGCCGTAAATTTTGATGAATAAATCTATTTTATGTAGGTTCGATTTCCACCACGAGTCTGTTTTCTCGTGTTTTATGAATTGAAGCCATTCATTTTTCAAGGTCTTGACGGAAATATCGGAGGGGGTGAATATGCCGAAGCGGGACAATTCTCTTTCTTCGTCCAGTTTTTTGCGGATGATTTCCGCTCTGGATTTTACTGCTGTTTTTAGGCTGAAATATTCGTAACCGTTACGGTAATAATACACCTTCCCCCGTTTTGTCAGCCGGCTCACAACTCACGAACCCACACTATTTTATAAACGAAATCAACTTCATCAAAATTGACTATAATATTTTCCTCATTATATTTTATCAATTCGATATGGCCATCCATCCTTCGCCATTCCGCCACAAGTCTCCGGCCATCCTTTAGGCCTACCACCACACGATCAGAATTTTCCACCGGGACATTGGGGGACACAACGACTCGTTGTTGAGGGCGCAGGGCGGGTATCATAGATCGGTCTTTTATTATTATTCCGAAGGCATTGACATCCTTAACGCCGTGAGGGCGGGATATATATTCATCCGCAGCACCGGCAGGATAGTCTCCGTCAAGCGAAAATATACCGGGACCGGCCTGGGCAACACCCACAACTGGAAGATTTCCTTTCTCCGCGGGCATTGACAACTTTTCATCTTTAAAATTGTCATATCTATAATCTTCATTTTTTAAATGTTTGCCCGGAACATATCCCATATTCTTCCAATGAGATAATTGCTGTCTTGATATACCAAGATGCTCGGCAACAGAACCTTCAGTCTTTAGG